CTCCCCATGATACTTCTGATGCATGTGCGTGAACTCACGCCTCACCCAGCACTTAAAGTAAGGAATATTACTTACAAGATAGGCCATTACTTACCGCGCTTACCGCCGCTTGCCATTCCTTTTTTCTTCATTGCCCCACCAGCAGCGTAGCCCTTGGTCATCATTCCGCCGCCTGCGTAGCCTTTTTTCTTCATTGCAGCGCCACCAGCAGCGTAGCCCTTGGTCATCATCCCGCCACCCATCATGCCCATTGCCATGCGCTTATGCTCGTTAATGGCCTCTCCACCTTTTGCCATCATCACCGGACCAGTTTTATCACTGGTCTTTGACAACATCTTGTTTTTCGGACCGCTTTCAACTGCTCCGCCGCCACGGGTGGCGGCCCCCATTCCACGTCCAGCCATGATTATTTCCCTTTCTTCATTGCACGGCCTTTAACATCAGCCGTCTTACGTTTAACAGCACGACCCATTTTGTCAGCCATGCCACCTTTTGCCGCTTTACCAATCCCATCCGCAGCAAAAAAAGGAACCTTTTTGCCACCTTTCATGACCATCTTTAACTTTTCTTTCATTTACTGCTCCTTTTTGCAGGGGTTAAAAATTTAAGTTCTAAACCTTGCTGTCTTTTTTGCTATGTTTTTAGGTTGTTTAACAAACTGCTTTCCTGAAGCTTTTCCTTTTCGTTTTGCTTTTGTCGTAGCTGCATACTCAGCAGACGAAAGAGACTTTATCGCCGCCTCCGGAAGATACCTTTCGCCCGTAGCTTTTGGGCCTTGGGTGGATGGTTTACCACTTTTAGTACGCCATTTCTGGTCACCCCAATCCTTCAAGCTTTTCTGAGGTGCTTTCAATCTTTATATCCCCCACCAGCTTTTTTATAAGCAAGTGCTGTCATCTGTGCCTTACGGGCGCTCCACTGCCCTGGAGCACCGCCCTTCCCACCGGCCTTAATTCGCTCAAAGATAGCCTTTCGCATATTAGGCTTCGTGTAATTACCTGCCTCATTTACACGGGACTCGCCGCCTTTTTTAAAAGATGCGGTTTTTGCAGCAGCAATAAAGTCACTCTTTTTAGGGGCCCCTTTACTACCCACTTTACGCATCTTCTCACCAGACCCCGCAGCGATGCGTTTTTTCTTTGCAGCAATGTTGGCATAAAGGCCCGGTTTGGCAGCCATCACTTACCCCTTTTCAATAAGCCGGTCAATTTTTTCCTCAAGGCGGTTAAACCTTGCGTCAATGTGCTCAGTAATTCTTTGCACTTCCTCTTTAGTGACGTGATCACGAGCGACCTCCACACGAGTGTCGTTGAGTCTTTGTTCAATCTGCTCTAACTTTTTAAACTTTTCCTGTGCCATATAACTCATCAAAGCAAAAAATGCTGCGGCTAAAGTAAGAATTCCATTCCAAAAAATATTAAGCAGTTCCATTTAACACTTCCACCGTTTTCTAGCCTGTCGAATGCGGCTGTCAGGATCTTTTGCGGCCTCTGGAAACTTCTTCATTTGACCGGCCGAACGAGCGCAAAAGGACTTCCTGCGCGCCGCTCGTTTGCCAGTGGGCTTGTCCTCAGTCACAGCGGTTTGAAGTTTCGAGCCAGGATTGGCCTTGCGGTAAGCCGCAACACCCTTTTTGGTCATGCCCGCACCGGCTTTAGTCGGGCGGAAATTGCCCGACTTGACCGATGTCTTGATGCCCATGCCCTTGGCCATTACGCAGCAGCCCCACCCTCGAATAAAAGGGTGACGCTAGTGACATTGACGTCTGCAACATCAATAAAGACACCGTCAGTAAACAAAATTCCCATTTCCGGAACAATAATGTCCGAGGAGCCTGCCGCCGCTGGGGTATTAATCGTCACCAGTGCCGTGCCGCTGCTAGTCGAGCCATTCTTCAATGAAAAAGAAGAGGCAGTCGCCGTATTCGTAAAGTAGATTCCTACAACACGAGTACGACCCGATATGGCAGCAGCATCAGCAGTCTTAGTGACTGAACTAAGGTTGCTAAAGCTCATGGCGACCTCCTATTAACGGTCAGCAGCGCAGAACAGATAATCGATAGTGGTTACCCGAGTACCGGTGGCACTTCCGCTCACAGACATTGCGCCGATGGTGAGGTTTTCATCATCAGGAATGTTGGTTGTGTGCGTTGCAACAAGCTGACGATTAACAAAGAACTGAACCGATCCCGTGCTGTAGGCCCAGAAACCCAGACGAATGTAGGTATCGTCTACGAGATCAATGCCCGAGTCGGTAGAGGTCTCCGTGCCATTCTTTTCAGTTTTGCACAGGATAGACGCATTGCCATCATTAACCTGGAACACAATGCGGTCAGCTGCAGTCAGCATATTTTCAGGGTTGGTCGCAAAATTGACAGTCAAACCAAAGCAAAGATCGGTCTGATCAGCATCATTACACTTGATGCGGGTCTCAAACCAAATGCTCTTGTCTGTCTGAACCGCGAAAACCTCATTGCCCTGAAGCGAACCACCATCGTCATCAGTCGTGGCAGCAGAAGTAATCGAAACCTCGCCATTGACCGTATCAGCAACGATTGCAACAGCGGCTCCAGAGTCTTTGACCACGGTCCAGTCATTGGTCGAATCAAGGGCGACTCCAGTGAAGTCATCCATGTAGTTGACATAGTCAACGTTGTTGCTAACTGGTTGGTCGGTCCACCAAGGACCAGGAGAGTTTTTGCCCGTGAATAGCACTGGGCCTGTAAAGTGAACGGCCATTTAAGGCTCCTTTCGTGTAGTAGCACATCCCCATGTCGTCTCTACTAAGTCTGCCGAGTCAGTCGGCATGGGTAAGGGTCTCGGTATTCTTCTTTTTACGCCGGATCAGGCGCCGTGTCAAGATACTTGTTGTTCTTCTGGTAGTTTTCCTCAGCCGTTATGACTGCCAAATTTGTGGGTACATGAAGCCCACAAACAGTCTTGCCTCTCAGCGGAATCACATGATCCACCACGTACACAACTCCCGTGCTGGCCGTCTTAGATATAGCCTCTCGGTAAATGCGCCTAATTTCTCGTTTGTCCGCATCAGTCAACCATGCGGGCGTGGCGTTTTTATGCCGTCTGCGACGGTCATTTTGACTAGCCTTGACCTCGTCTAGATTAGCTTGTTTCCAAGCTTTTTTGTACTTTTTCCTGTCTTCCGCAGCCTGATTCTTGGCTCGCTCTATAACCTTTTCTTTGTTTTGCTCGTAATACTGTTGCTTAGAGCGCTTGCCTGCATCAGAGTGGTTATACGACCTGAAATAATCTTTCCTTGTTGTCTTTCCTTTTTCCCATTCAATTTTTAAACACTCCAAACAAGATCCCTTGGTCTTGCGCAACGCAACGTGACCATGCTTACAAGGCAAGCCAGTGAAGTAGTAACTTGCTCCCGAAACTTTGGCTTCCAATCGGGAAGAGGGGTATGTGCTGTAGTCCATAAAAACATTTTGACACAGATAAAACCAGAATGCAAAAAACCCCGCCTAAGCGGGGTTTCCAAGTCAAGCTAACTACCTGACTTTTAGGCAGCTCCGGGAGATCCGAAAATACCGCGAGGATCGCTGAATCCAAACGAATAGCGCTCACGAGCCTTGTAGCGAACGTTTCCGCTATCAAAGTCACCTTCAAACGCCGTCTTGATGCCCACACGCTGGAACATCTTCATGCCGTTGGGAGCGTCAGTCTTGATGAAGTACGCATCCGGGTCGGTCAGGAAGTGGTTAACAGCGTAGCCCTGGGGAACCATGCCCATGTTACGGATGGCGTTGATGTCGTTGTCTGCAGTACCAACACGCAGAGTGGACTTCAGGATGCGATCCGCCGTGAACTGGAGTTCCTTAGGAATGATGAGCTTCAAACCTTGAACAGCGATCTTCAGGCCACGCTCATCAGTGAACGCAGCGATGTCGATCAACATCTGCTCAAGAGCGGTCTCAGACAGGTCGGCAGGGACTGTCAACTCGTTCTTGAGGACCGGGCCCGACAGAGTCGGGTGATCGTCAGCACACAAAGGCTTGCCGTCACCGCCAGTAGAGGTGGTGAAAGCGTTGTTCAAAACGGCAGCAGCCTTGATCTGCTTGGTTTGAGCCATGGAACGAGCAAGCGCCTTGGTATAACGAGCCGAAAGCTTGTCATACAGGTTGTCTTCCACCGCCTCTTCCGTCAGAGAGAATGCAAGAGCAATCGTCTCGTGGGTATAGCGAGCAGTATAGACTTCCTGAGCGTTGTCGTAAGCCACGCCAGCGCCTTCAGTTTTTACTGGGGCGTTGCCGAAGCCAGAGAGCATTACTTCCTCTTCAAATGCACGATCCGAAGACTCGGTGTCATAAATCTCTGCATGCTCATTTTCGTAGTTTTGATACTCCAAACCAAAAAGGGCATTGAGACCGGGCTCAAGCTCTTTTACTAGTTGTGCGCGGGAAATAGCCATTTGTCAGACTCCTTACGATGCCACACCAGCCACACCACCACTGCTGTAGCTGTGATTGTTAATTTTCACAACGAGTTGTGCAAAAGCGCCAAGTTCGTTGTCCGGTGCGTCGTACAGACCGACAATTTTCAAGTTTCTACCAGCAGTGGTATCAGGAGCGCCCGTGGTGGTCATGCCTGATTGCCCAGTAGTAGTGCTGCCAGTTCCCTGAGTAATGTTGACGTTTTCGCCAATGTCAGCCTGAACCATTACATTGTTGTCAGCTTGGATCAAGAACAGTTGGCTGGGGTCATCAATAATATCTGCCTGCAGATCTTCGGTGAAGGCAGCGTTGGCAATAAACTTGTTTGAAAAAGTTGGTTTGCCAGTAACAGGGTCATCATAGAAGACACCATTGAATACGCCCACGGCAGCCGCGTCAGCGACAGCCAGTTGAATGTATCCACCTACGAGACGTACCAAGTCGCCTTGGAAAAGATTCGTGCCGTAGTCCTCTTTAATTAGATACCCATACTGCTTTTGCGCTCCCGTGGCAGAGAGGTTGCCTAGAGGGCGCATTCCAAAAGGATTGTTGGAATTTGCCATTTTAAATTTCCTTTAAAGGGTTAAGTGTCGGCTTTAGGGCCGCCAAAAGTGGTTCTCGAAGAACGATCTGGACGGTTAATGACCATCGTTGAATGGGCATTGGCCTTCATCAAATCATTATCAAGAGCCTCAAGCTGATCTTGGGTGCGCCGTTGGTAGTAGGCATTGCGCTCCGCCACAGTCTCTTCTGGAATACGTGCCAAAAGCAGTCCGCCAACCTTGATTACTCCGGCATGGCGACCATCTTCGGCCGTCGGAACCACATACTCAGGGTGCTCTTCGCCACGAACAAGTTCGTAGCCTTCACGGAGTTTCCCAGCAACATTGCTGCGATCTTCCTGACCACCCGCTTCTGCGCGAATCCAACGCTGTTTAAACCCAGGGGGAGCTGCGGGAGCATCCAAGCGCGAAGGAGGTGCCCATGGGCGCCGACGATCCTCTGACTTACGGCCAGAAGCCGAACGAGCACTGCGGTCAATTTTAACTTGATCTTCCATGACTATCTCCTAACGTACTTTGCGTACTCTTCCAAAGGAACTCCTAGCCGTCTTGCCATACTCACCTCACTAGGTGTGAGTTTGACGGTCCTGCGCCCATTTACCCCAACGGAACTTTGCCCACGGGTAGCAGGAGCAACGGTAGGGGCGTTCACTTGCACGTTGTCCTGTTTTTTGAATTTATGCGGGAATTCCTTTCGGATTCTCCGATTCAATTCATCGTAATACTCATCTGACGATAAGTCAAACCCTTCGTCTTTTAGCTGGTTATGGATGCCAAAAGCTGCATAAGTCATGGCCTGATCCGCACCAAACCACTCGTTTTTCTCTGCCCATTCTTCAGCTTTAGGGCTTGGTTTTGGCTGAGCAGGGGGCGGAGCATAGATCTGTGCGGGCTGCTGGGGCATTTGAGGCATCTTTTGCTGCGCTGCAGTCCTAGAAGCCGCCTCATTCATGCGCTCCTGCTGTAATACCAGCTGCGCCAACATTTTTTGGGCGTCAACCGCCGCTTTTCCATCCCCACGTTCCACGGCGTCTTGCAGATTTGCCTCCACAATCGCCAGTTGGGACTTAATCCGGCCAGAAGCCTCGGTCACATAGTGCTCGTCCATGGTTTGGGCCCTTTGCTGAGCCTG